AATAATTATTATAGATTTCTGCTAACTCTTCTGGTTTATCTAACCATTCTTGATCTAAAAGTTTATAATTCTTTTCTGCTATACCCTTACTTACTTTATTAGATATTTTATTCCAAAATAAAGGAAAATTATCCTTCTTCTTGGTTTTAGGTTTAATGGTAGGGGTAGTGGTTAGGGTAGGGGGGTTTTGGCTAGGTTTTTTTTTTGGTCTACCACCAAGCCTTCCATTTACTTTAGATGCTTCAATTCTTTTAGAAATATATAAATATTCTTGTAATTGCCTTTCATTCTGGTAATGATCTTGAACCTCTACAAAAAATTGTTTTATCACTTCATTACAAGATATTTTTTCTTCCTCAGTAATACAGTTTGCTATCCTATAATGACTGTTAGGGTCTAATGGTATACCTTTACACTTTTTGTTCCAATTCCAGCATAATAATCTTATATAAACTCCAATCTGCTCGTTTGTTAAATGTTGCGTTCCAGCTACAAAATCTTCTGTGAATAAATACCACGCCTTCAACTTTTCTTGTGGTTTACTTTCCTTACTTATAAACATAATTTTCTCCTTAATATTTTATTATAAACCTAAATGATTATCTTGGTAAAGGGGTAATTAATACCCCCATACCTCAACTCTAGCTTTGTATACTGCTTCCTCTCTCCATATCCAGTCATCAGGGTTTGGAATCAGCAAGTTCTTGACATCATCTAAGGTATCTACCTTTTGCAAAAATGAACCCATTACTTTGACTATATGGTTGCATATCTTCATAGGTTTCTGGTAATCGTCTAAACTATACTCATAAAACTCTGTGCCAGATTTTTTGCATACTAAATACCATAGTTTCTGATTAGCATTAGTTCCTTTATGGTAGATAGATTGTTGCATAGCATGAGCATAAGATATACCTTGAGGTTTTCGTAAAGTAGTCTTTAAATCTATATAGAACTCTTCTTTAGTAGTTTTATCCTGAAATTGAAAATCGGTATATCCTAATAATGGTATTCCTTCTATATCCATTTCTACTTTATTTTGATAACCTATTAAATCCCATTTAAAAGCATAATTAGTAAGCCTTTGTACTCCTTCATTAAATAGAGGAATTAAATTTTCTCTTTCACTTACAACTTTATCGCCGGTTAAACCAGTACAGCCTTTATCATAATCATGTAGCATTTTATCTATTGCTTCATTTTGATCTGTTCCGTTTAACCACATATTCAAGCCACTTTCTACAACAGTTCCTCTTTGCATAGCTGGGTTTGTATCGAACTCATAACCAAATATTCTTCTCAATGCCCAACGTTCTCTATTAAATGCAAACTCTGTAAGCTGACTAAATGATAATGGTAAAATACTTTTTTTATCTTTAGTATCAAACTTTTTAAAATGTTCTATCATATACCACCAAATAACTGTATCGCTACTGCAAATACAATTATCCCTATTATTAGACCAGTATATTCACGCATTTTGATTTTCTTCCAAAATATATTCAGCAAAAGTTTTTCCACCTTTAGTAATATAATTTGTGATAATATCATTACCCTCTTTTCTTAAAACAAAAATTCTATCACTCAATCTAAAACACCCAAATTTTCGCAAGGCATCTATTGGGGTAATTGATTTACCCTCTTTAAGATGTTGTAATATCATTTCTTTCTGTGTTGCTCTTTTTACTTTTGGTTGGCTCATAACATACTCCTTTCTATTAAATGTTGTGTTTTGCCAGTTCTCTTTCATTGACAACTTTTGTTCTTAAGTCCTCTCTGAAAGTCTTGAAGGATTCAAATCTAATTTTAGATTTGTTCCTACTCAATAAAGTCTTGCTGTATCTATCAACAAAATCTTTATATCTTTTGTCAGAATAAATATGTGCATTTAGTTCTGATGTGTTCTTATACTTTATATTCTGTGAATAATAAAGTGTTAACTCTGATACTATTAGTTTCTCTTCTTTTTTCATTATTTCTAATGCTGTGTCGTTATCACTATATTCTAAACCCAACTGCTCTTGTTGGTGCGATAGTTTATGTGGGTCAAATTGTAAGTTATAAATATCAGTCATATTATCCTCTTTTAACAAGTTTTTCATAACACTCTATACAGTAGAATTTAAACTTTGCATATCTATCGGCTGGTGCTTTGCAGATAGCACAATGTTTGAGATGTACGAAGTTACGCCAGTACTCCTCTGCTTTGTAAATTAAGTTTATACCCTCTTTCTTTTTAGCCATTTTTCTTTTCTCTTATTTCTTTTTCTTTTACATAATCATTTTGTTCTTCTGGTGTGCGTAAAGTAAAACCTTTAGCAAGTAAATCAAATAACTTAGATTCTACTTCATATTTACTCGGTCTTGTCTTAAATTCCATTTTATAATTTATAATATACTTACTCATATTCTTGCCTAATTTTATTAGCTTTATTTATACCTAAATTATGAGTTCCTTTTAGTACAGCTACAATAAAAGCATAAGAACAATCTAAAAAGTTTGCTATATCAGAAATACTTAAATTATTATTCTTTGCTATTTTATAAATTAATTTGCTGTGTGGTTTATCAACATTTTTAAAATCTTCTAGCTTAATTGTGTTTCTTCCCATATTATAATTGCTCCTTAAATTTTATTCTTTCCTGTAATATTTTTTTATATTCTTCATTAATAGCTTTGTTTTTGTGTGCCATAGTATGACATTTACGACAAAGTAAAAATAAATTGTCTATTCTGTTTAATCTGTTGTTTTTTACTCCACCCATACCCTTAGGTATCAAATGGTGTATATCCACCCCTACAGCTTGATTACAACCCCAGCAAATAGGGGTCTGATCTTCATACCCCCAATATCTGCTGAATAGTTTTTTGTAATCTTTCATTAGCCAAGATGCTTATTAAAAGATGCAACTGCTCTTTCAGTCAATACGTCTATCTTTTCTTCACTAAAAGAACCACTAGACATAGCTCTGCCAACTATACCTGTAACGTAGATCAATCTGTCTTTATTATTATCAGGTCTAAAACCATTACTATTATTAGTAGGTGTTATTGGCTGATTACTTGTTGGAGTTGGTTTATCCCCTTCTCCTAATACAACTAATTTTTCTACATTAGTATAGGGGTTTCCAGCTTTTGATTCTTTTTTGCTTACAACATCATATCCAATTCTATCGCCAGATGAAGGCATAGGATTTAAAGCTTCTCTGCAATATAACCTAGTGCCATTGACTAAATCTATAGTAAAATTACTGATAAAAACACCTTTATCATTTGTTTCACTATTGTCGTATATCTTATTTATTATTCCTTCTTCTTTCATAATTATCTCCTTTTATTATTATTTATTTAATACTGAGTAACCTCTACCAGTTAGACAGTTATTGATAAAATCTTTTCTTGTATCTAACTTAGGTGTAAGCCACAAAGTTTTTATCCTTAGTATATTATTATATACTATCTTACCAGCATCTACTATGACATTCGTTTGATCTTTAACTAAAGCCACGCAAGTGTAATAGTCGTCATGAAAGCGATTGTGATCACCCTCTATGTTTGCTGGTGATTTACCTCTGCTGTCTACTATTGGTTTTGTACTGCAACTTGATAAAAAAATTAATAGTAAACCGGCTAGGCAAATTACTAATATTTTGAAACGCAAATGTGTATTCCAAAATGTATATCTCTTAGGGGTACTTTTTAAAATGTGTCTTAAAATATGTTTGTTCATATTAACCTCTATTAAATAAAATATCTTTTGTTCTTTGTTGAAAATCTTTATTTATTTTCTCTAAACCTTCAGCATAACTAATTGTATTTTCTATTAAATCAGATAGCAGTTTTACTTTTTCACTTTCTTCTATATTGCTATCAATAACAGTTTTTAAATATTTTCTAGTTTCAATCATTTTATATTTCTCCTTTTTTATGTATCCATATTCTAGCTTGATCATTGCAAGTCTTTTGTTTTACTTTATACAAATTTTCATAATTTTTTTTTATGTATCTTTTAAATGGTGCAATGTAATTTTTTATTTTCTTTGCTTCAACTACAATGCACAGGTTTTGATCATTAACTAAATCTTTTACAACTTCTGCATATTTACCATTAGAAGGTGCATCATCATAAGACATTTTTTCATAAGTTATATCTTGATATAAATTTTCTATTTCTTCATTATTTAGATCAAAGTATTTATAAATCTCTTGAACAAATTTTACAGTATTAATTCTTCCACCTTCATTTATTAAGTACAAAGTTTTTTTATCAAAAGATACTTCTTTAGACATAGCAAAAATACTTTTACCATCTTTCTTTTCATTTAATAACTTTTGTAAAATACCTTTTTTAAAGTTTCTAGTGAGCATAATTATATTTCTCCTTTTATTACTTTGATTAAGTTCATAGAATTATCATAAAGACCTATGGCATCATTAACATGATGTAGCCTGTAATAATAAGAAATTTTATCTTTAGAAATTACTTTTAATTTAAAAGTTTCTTTGCTGTTATGTTCGTATAATCTAATTATTTGCATTTAATTATCCTCACTTTCACCACAGGCGTTTTTCCAGTCATCAACTTGCACTTGGTATTCATCAAACATATTTCTAGCATCATCTTCTTTTATGTTTAACTCTTGTAGTAAATAATTAATTTCTATAGATATTTCTTGCTCTTCTGATTCAGTACCTTCTATAGAAATAAAATGATAATCTTCTATAAGTTTGAAAAGTTCTGCGTATTTATGACTAATAGCATCTAGTATAAAAGTTTTATTGTGTTCTACTATTTGCCTTGCTCTTTGTAGTTCTGTTTGTGTAGTCATTTATTTCTCCTTATTATTATTAAGTAGGAAAGTGCTGTTAAGCACTCTCCTTGTTATATTCTGCTTCTTCTTTTTCTATAATCTTCATCAATTCCTTAGTAGGAATTTTAGATGTGAAATCATTTAGTAAATTTCTTAACTCTGTATAATGTCTATTTTTAACATTTAATTTACCAGTATTTTCACTTATACTTCTTCTTACTAAATTATCCTTAAAATTAGTATTGTTTATTGCTTTTACTAATTTGATAATTATTGCTCTATATTGCTCATTATCACTTAAAAGAATTTCTCTTTCAGATTCTAATTCTTCTTTATGTGATTCTAAATGTTGTATTTGACTTTTTTGAAAATCTAATTTTATATGTTGCCTTTCTAAATCATCTTTCTGAATTATGTTTAGTTGAAAGCTAACATCTGGTTTAGATATATCGTATTCTTTATTATTATGTTCGATTGAATAGTACTTCATTATTTTCTCCTTTTTATTATTATTAAGAGAAGAGTGCAATTAAGCACTCTTCTGATTGTTAGAATTGTTTTCTAATAGTTCTTTTAAGATATAAAAACAATATCTTTTATTGCTTAAGTTCATAGCGTGTGCAACTAAAGTATTGCTAGAACCATCACAGCCAATAAAGTAATACCCCATTTCATATTTATGACAAGTAACATTAATATTTTTTAATTTAAAATAATATTCCTTTAATTCCTTACTGGTGCAAACGTGGTGATACTTATATTTACTTTGCTTATAATGTTTGATGTTCATTGTTAACCCTGACATATGACCATCTTCAAAAGTATGCTTGATAGTGTAATAATCTTTTTTCATTAATTTCTCCTTGTTATTATTATTATTATTATTATTAATCATATTAATAACCTAGCAGTTTTTTTAGGTTATGCAATATTTATTTTAACAATATTATAAAATAATTTTAAGTGTGATATTTAAGACACAGTAGGTTTTTTATATATATAATCAGAATAATCTACTACTTCACAATCTGTATTTTCTAAAACAGTTGTGTAAATAGGAATTACCTTTATTGCTTTAAAAAGATTTCTACCACTATTACTTTCTATTCGTTTTACTAGATTATTTATGTAAAGTTTTTTTGCTTTATCTACTGCTTTTGCCTTGTCTTGCATAACAATAGCTTGATCTATACCATGAATGGTAGCCAAATCAGAATCTATTACTTCTGAAAATCCTATTTCTTTTATAAATAAATTTACTAAATATTTCATAATTTTATCCTTTAAATTATTGTTAATAAAATGTTCTTTCACTACTAAATACACTTCTCAGACATATTTTTGTCAAATTATGTAAATTTTAAAGAGATAACCCTAGCTTTGCTCTAAGGCTAGGGTTTTTTTAAGGAGAAAAGTATTATGAAAGTCTTAAAAGTTTTTGTTTAGCTTTCAATACTTTTTTATTTGTTGTTCTGAAACTCTTGCGTTTTCTTTTTCTAATAGGGCGTTTATCTATTAGTTCTGATATAGTTGTAGTGGTAGTAAACCCAGTCATTTTCCTTGTGTCCTCATTGCTCTTAGGTGGGCGGTTCTAAAGGTTGCACCTTTTTTCATTGCATTAGCCATAGCCCTCATGTGTTTCAAACTATGATGTCTAGCGTGTGATCGCATAGTTTTTTGTTGTCTAGGTTTTAAATCCTTAATGATATTTTTTATTGATGCAACTTTAACCATTATTTTCTCTTTTTGTTCATTTTATTTTTTTTCTTCTTTTTACCTTTTTTCTTCATTCCTTTTGATTGTGTTCCTTTTCCATAATGATATGGCATAGTAATCTCCTTTATTTTTTGTTGTAGTATACATAATTAAATTCATCATAAAAAGTTTTTTTATTTTCTTTTTTTGTTTCTACTTTATCTTTATCACTCCACGCATTATCTGTTCCTAATAGTTTCTCATCTGTATATATATCTTGTATTTCATTTTTTTCTTTTTCTATTTTTTACCTACACTTCCTTTAGTGTCTACTTTTTTTATTTTGTCTAAACTGCGTAAACCACCAATTCCTAGCAATCCAAGTAACAAAGGCATCATGACACTCATGTCAGCTTGTGGTATTGTTATACCAAATCCAGCACAAATTGGTGAGATCATATAGTTTACCATTAAGGATATACTGCATACCCAACCTACGAGAGGTCGCCAAGACGATTGAAACCAGTTACCTTTAGCTTCTTCGGTGTTCAGTTTTATTTGTGCTAGTGCTAACTCTTGACTGTGTTTCTCTGCCATTGTGCTGATCTCGTGAGCCAGTTCCATTTGTTTAGTTTTGTCTTTTACAAATTTACCAATTAATTTTGTAGCTGGTGCTATTAAAGATGTTATTGCCATTATTTCATTTCCTTATATTGTTTTCCGTCAAAAGTTAAATATTTTTTTCTGTTGTTTTCTAAATTAAAAGATATATGAACCCAGCCTGATCTTGGCTCACCTTCTTTATAAAACTCTAAAATAATCTGATCATAATTTAAATGGACACTACACCAGTTTGCTAATTCTTGATTGCTTATTGTAGGAACTTCCACATCTACTGCTTGTCCTTTACAATGTTGGCTGGTAGATTTTGAACCAAGAAGTTTATTTAATTCTGGCGACCTATAACCAGAGTTAGGAGTAAATGGTATTCCATAATTATCTCTTATAGGTTGCAGAATATTGTTTGATACTGCTATTAAATTATTAATAATGTTCTGTTCAGTAGGAATATTTATAATATTGTGTCTTGTTGCTGTTTGACTTTTGCATAATTCAGATAATGTAAAGTTTTTAGATAGTTCCATTTCAATCTCTTTTTAGGGGGTTATATATAAATCATACCAGAAATTTATAACACAACCCCCATTCTCAAAACAACAAATATGAGATAAATATTTATCTCTATAGCATTATATAAGCATCTTATAAGTTATCAATCATTTTCTGTTACCCATTGATCTTGTCTTTTTTTATACTCTAAATATAAGTCAGTATCAGCAAATTCTCTTCCTTCATTCATACACATAAGAAACCATTTAGGATTATAAACTAGGCAAGTTCCATTATCATATTCCATTTCATGTGCGTAAACTTTATTATTAACAGATACAAAAAATTTAAAAGTAATTCCAATGGCAACTCCTAAAAATAATATAATCGTTACTGTTATTATTCCGTATTTTACATATTCTTCTATTTCTTGTCTTTTCTTTAATCTTTTTGCTTTTTCTTCTTTGATAGCTTTTTTCTTTGCATCTAGTCTTTTCTTTCTTAATTCTAAGATATAACTCCACGTTCCATGACCAAATCTGAAGTCGATCATTTGCTTCATTTCATTTAATTGTTCTTGAGCTAATTTTACATCAATCACTTCTTTCGCAATATTTTCAGTAGCAAACGGGTCTGCTCCTTTTTTTTCTCTTTCTTTTATAGCTTCTTGTTGTCCATTTAAAGCATTGTCAACGTGGCTGATTATATCGCCAATATCTTGTGCTGTGCTGATATTACTCTTAACAAAATCGACACTTTTCTTAACTAATGCAATTCCCGTCAGAATCGCTGATACTGGTTCAACCATTATTCTTTTCAATAAATCGGTCTAGCTTTTGCTCTATGCGTATAACCAGTTCTTTGATCTCCTTTGTTTCATTTTTAAGTTCTGACTTAGTTGCATAATCTTCTCTAGTTCTATTTAAAAGAATTTGCAATCTTTTTACCTCTGCAAACATTTTTCCAAACGCCCACCCAAAAGGTACTACAATAAAAGATAATACTATATTCCAAACTAGAAAAGGGTCTATAGTCATTAAAAACTCCTGAACTTTGCTGGTCTACCTCTTTTTTTCTTTTTTCTTTTAAATAAATTTTTAATTTTACCTAAGATATTCTTTAACTGTTTTATCATCTGTCCACCTTCCCATTCTGTTTTGGGTTTTAATTGTTCCATCTTCGTTATATATATCATCATACAACGCTTTAAATTTTTTCATTGTTGTAGCACCATTGATAGCTGTTTCTATCGCATCAGAATCGGCTCTGATAGACGCTACATAGCTTTTGACTGCATCTGGAATGGTTTTACTACTATCATATATTGATCTCTCTACAAGCCAATTGAAACGACTTATAAGGCTATTTGCTGTTTTTTTAGTTTGTTCTATAGCTTGTGTTTTCAAACCATAATTAATTACTTTGTTTCCATCTGCATCTAAAATATTTTTACCATCTTCATCTTTTGCTTCACTATCATCTAATGCTTTTTCTGTAATTGTGTAGCTGGTAGTAATATTTTTATTTTTTGTACTAAAAGTATAAGTTGCTTGAGATGTATATTCAAAATTATCTATTCCTTTAGTTCCACTATCTACAACCTCATATAGTCCTATTGTGTTCAGTTGTTCCCAAGTCCATGTATTAAATATTGTTCTTGGGTGTTTTATATTATTTTCTGTATCTATAAAAGTTCTAGGAAATCTAATAATCTCCTCTACTTTGTTATCTTTTACTAATCCCCACATATTATCACCTCCTAAAAAGTATTGTTATATTTGAATGGAACGTCACCCCAAGCTCCATAAATTATTGTATTACTATTAATTTCTGAATTAGAACCCCTAACCTTGAAACCATTACTAAGAAAATCGATAGGACTTGCAGTTGATGATGAACCTTCTGCTCCATCTGAGTTCCAATAAATTCTAACTTGAGAGTCAGCATTAAAGGTTGACCTAGCAGTATCTCTTACTTGCCAATTTTCTGAAGCATCTATTGACTTACAAAAAACTAAACGAGGACGAAAATTGGTTACAATCATAGGTCCGTCTGTATTTGAGTTGCCTTCAAATTTTCCAAAGGAACTATACCCTTCAACTGAATGCCACGCATAGAAAACGTATTTATCAGTTCCTACATGAGTATAAGCATTTTTTGTAGTTATTATAGATGAATTTACAGTTCCCCACCTTCCAGATAAAGGAGTTTCACTTGTATTTAATCGTAATCCCTTTGTAGTATCATCTAATCCAATATGAAAACAATCCCAGTTGTAACTTGAATCTCTATTTTTTGCTATTATGAACTCTGGAGCTTTCGTAAGAGAATGACCGACAGTCTGATCAGAACTACTGTTTGGAGAAGTGAAAGTTATAATACTAAATCCAGCTTTTGTATTTGCTTGTACTGTAGAAGTTATTGAGCCATCTGAATTACTAGCTGTTGTTCCTCCATTTGCTCTCCAACACCATGCAACATAAGTATTACTATTACCATTATAATTAGCTAGATAACTAGAAGTACCATCTAAAGAAAATCCATCACTATTAAATGATGTTAAATTTGCAGTTGTTACTTCAGCATCATTATTATTAGGATGCACCATTTTATTTGTTCCTCTTGAAGAATCAACAAGAACTGCATTTGATCCTGTGTTTCTTATTTTTATCCACACTAAATCTGGTTTAAAATTTAAATTGCTTATATTATTTGTACTAGCATTACCAGTATAAAGAACTGTGTCAAATTGCTTCTGGGGAAAATTGTCATCAGTTTGTGCAGGGTCTATGTCATCTGATATGGGTAAGTTAGCACTCGTCATGGCAAGAAACGAATCTGGTGGAGTATAGAAAAAATCACCAAATCCAGATGAGTCAGTTGCGTTTGCAGAGCCACTTGTTTTTGCCCCACCAAAACTAGAATCTTGACCAGCGTTTAGTGTAGTAGAACAAGCTGTGCTTCCCCCATCATAATCACTAAAAGCCATATAATAACCATCATCTGTATTAATGCTTGTAAATGCTGGATTTGATCCTGTAGCTGGATTACCACTATTTTGCCAAGTTCCATCTTTAGAAAAATATAATTTCCCATTATCTAAATCTAAAGCTACTCCAATAATAGGATTTCCAGAGTTCCAAGAATTTCCATAACTTGTAGCACTACTACCATTTCCTTCTACTTTTCCATTATGAGAATAGTATAAATATTGATTAGTGCCATAAGGTAAACCATTACCATAAAACTCTGTTCCTTGTTGTAGTATACCTATTATATTATACCCATTCATAGCATTTTGGTAAAATTCACAATACCATTTACCACTTTTAGGAGCAAAATTAGTTAGTATAACAGGGTAACCAGATGTTGTTTCTACTTTACAATTACCAACACTAAAAGTAATACCACTATTACTATCATACTTTAAAGAGTTCCAAGTCATAAAATTTCCACTTGCCATATTAATTACCTCCTATCATTATTAAAAAGTCGGTGAGTCCAAACTTTGATGATCTGTTCCCATGTTATTTGCTGTCCAGTCGTTATTATTGGAACTACTGTCGTTACCTAAATCAGAGCTTGATTCAAATTTTAAATGATACCCTGTACCGCCATAATTTCCAGAAAACTCTATAGGTTTCCAAATTGAGTTAACACTTTCACCAAATTGAGTAGGTGCGTATGCGTAACCATCTGACCATATAACGTCTGCTAAATAATAGCTTCCATAATAACTAGCACCTAAATCTTGTCTTGCTCCTATATAATGAATTGAATTGCTATTAAATTTAGAATCTGTATTTTGACCTAATCCTTGGTCATTATTGTCTGTCATTCTTGTTCCATTTAAATACATAATTCTCCTATCATTAGCTGTTCCATTATCACTATCATATACAATAACTAAATGCCCCCAGCCAGTTGTATCTCTAAAAGAACCATTAGGATAGTAAAATTTACCTGCTACTTGATAATAAAAACGACTACTTGAGTCTATATCAAATATTAAAGTATCATAAGGAGAAGATAACTTAGTTGTCATTAAATAATATTGATTGCTTCCAAAACCAGCACTTGCTGTCATTTTAAACCAAAAACTTAAAGTCCATTTTCTTAAATTACCTCCAGATTGTATAGTTCTGCTTAAATAAGAACTTGAACTTCTATCGAACCTAACTGAATTTTGAATCTTATAGTCATAAAAAGAAGATGCACCAGATGTAGCACCAGTAAACCATTTTTCATTTGCTACCATTAACTAAACGCCAGTTGAGGTGAACCTAGCAGAATAGAGTTATCTGCTTTGATTAAATAAGGCACTACATCATAAGATGAATTTGCACTTGATAAAGTTAAACCAGCACCCCCTACAGTTTCATAATCGCCATGTAGACTGACTGTACCAGCACTTCCACTTGAAGGCTGTATTAAGACTAAAATACCAGTTTGTCCTACGTTCCCAGCTTCAGTACTAGGTTGTGCAAGTGTGTTAGCACCTGAGCCTAGAGTAAGTATAAAGTTCTGGTAAGTATCAAAATCTAGAGTTTTGTTTGTTGAAATAGTTGCTGTTTCTGTACTAGGTATATTTACCTTATTAGTTAATGTTCCAGTAGATACCAAAGAAACTAATGTTGAACTAGCTCCAGCTGGTAGTAATAACTCATTTGTTACACTAGCTGAATGTGGTTGTGATTTTACTATTTGTCCATGTGAGTTGCTTTCACAATTAAACTGGATTGCACCAGCATTTGTGTTTCCTCTAACAGTTACATGACCAGTTCCTTTAGCTTCAAGGTCTAAATCAATGTTACTATCTCCTCCAGTTGCTTCTAACTTTGGTGGATTACCAGTAGCAGAGTTTGTAATATCAAACTGATTTACTGCTGATGCAGTCTTTTGAAAGACTATTAGTTCATTTCCATCATCATCATTTATTCCATGTGCATCATCAATTTTAATATTGAAACTGTTTGTGTCTAAATCAGCTCCAAGTTGAGGTGAACTATCATTTACTAAATCTGATTGTGTTGCACTATCTATAAAGTTTATTGTGTTTGCAGATGTATTTACTGTTGCAAATGATATATCATCTGAGCCATCAAAAAATTTTATTTCAAGTGAATTAGACCCTGAGTTGGTTGTATCTAGCCATAATGTTCCTACTACTGCACCACTAGGTCTTGATGTTCCACTATGCATTGAATTAAGTGCTGATAGCGAATTATTTAAATCACTCCTAAAGCTAGGAAATGATTGATTTGCTATATTCATGTCGTGTTGTGCCATAATTATTTATACTCCTTTTAAAATCCTTTTGCAATAAAATCAAATGTTTTTGATACACCAGCATTGGAACTATTGAAAAATGCTACATCAAAACCAGTTATTGTTTTGTTGCTTACTGTAAAAAAATCTCCAGTTGCCATTCCTTGTGCTGTAACTCCTACAGCATAATTAACAGTTTTAAATGGTTTTGTAAATGTAATTGATTTTGTACTTGTACCAGAAACTATGTCATTATCACTAAATATTCTGTCTTGCATATCAATAGTAACTGTTACTGCTGATACTACTGGGGTTGATGCGTTATCTCTAGAAATTAAAACAACTCTAAATTTATAATATCTTGCTTCATATTCTCCTATAACAAAACCTCTAAAATCTGTAAATGTTGAATTATCATCACTTGTTGCAATCTCTAAATGAGCATTACAATTAGCTGGTGTATCTCCGTCAAAATTAGAAGATGTATCGTCAAAATCCCCAGTTCTATTATCAAATAAATCATCTGGATTATCTGAGGTTTGTGTCATTGATGCTGTTATTCTTACAGTATGCTTTGCTCCAATATCTATGACATTTGCAAATTCATAATTGCCAGTTGATACAAAATCAAAGTTACTTGCACCTTGATCAAAAAATCTATCCGTATCATCATCAAAATTTCCACTAGCAGAATCAAATAGTTCTGTACTATCTAATTCTATAGCATCATCTATTAGTATTGTATCAGTAAATGTTCCCCCAAATGTAGGGTGTTCTGATTGTGTTGTAATGGTGTTGAAGTTTATAGCACTTGTTACATTTGATATAATAGCAGTAGCATTAGAACTAAAGTTTCCAAGTTTATCAACTGCTTTTATTAAATAAGTTCCTTGTCTAGCTGGTACGGATATTGAAGTTGCTGGTCTAGATATTTTTTCTACCAAAGCTACTGAATTAAGCCAATCAGCAGTTCCGTCAGTTTCTTCAGAAAATCTTAAATTATAAAAAGCTAAATCTAAATCTGTTACAGCTTCCCATGACAGGTGTGCTTCTTGACCAGCTACATTGCATGAAAAGTCTGTTACATCTGAAGGTGGTGCTATTGCTCCTACTATCTTTCTTTGAGCAGATACATAGGTTGAAGATATACCAGCTGTACTAACAGCTTTTACTCTTACATCATAAGTTTGTTGGTCAATCACATTCAATACTCTGTGATTTAATCCTGAACCTTGAGCATAGATAATAAAATCAGAATCGCTACTTAATTTATATTCAACTTGGTAAAAGTCTATAAATTTGTCTGGACTTGCTCCAACAGTTATATCCAAGGCTACAATAACTGTTCCATCATTATATTCTATTAATTGATCTGATAAAGTTACACTTGCTGGGGGTTGTATTACAAAAGGGTTAGGTAATGTGGTTGTAGGTATACTTGCAACCTCTTGCTGTGTTCCAAAAGTATAAAAACTATCTTGGTGTTCAGAGCATTGTAAAGAAACTGTGTGATTACTATTTACATTCATTCCTTGCACTCTAAATGCTTTAGCTGAAAAACTTGGTGTAGCGTGAGTTATATTTACTATATCTCCTACTGCTAAATCTAATGCAGTTGCGTCAGCAGTTAAGCTAATGTCTAAACTTGACCTAGACCTCCTTAAAATAATTTCAGCCATCTCTTGAGCCTGATATGGGCTAGTAAACATAGGAAAATCAAATCTTCCTTCTAATAACAAACCTCCATCTGCTGTTTTCATAGTTGCGTGTTGATCTGCACTTGCTACTCCAGTTTCATCTACCGGAGGAAATTGTGCTGTATCTGATTGATAATTTTTATCTGGGTTAGTAAAATTCACTATAACTCTATTATATCGTGAGTTTTTATTTTTACTGTTTACTGATATACCACCAATAATATTATCCTCTGTTAGTGTTATTGATGCTGACCCACTTGTTTCAACTAATATATTATAGATACCTTTAGAGAAGTTTAAATAAGACCTAGACCCTCTTATAAATTCTTTTACATTATCTATAGCTTTCTTTGATGTATCAACAACTGTGTGACTATCCATTAAATCTATTTGACTTGCTCCACTATAAGGAGTGATATTTGCATCACATACATCTGTTGCAGTTTGCCAATCTGCAAAGTTACTATCAAAATAACTATTAGCTATTCCCATTCCAAATCTATCGTTTCTTAAATAGTCTAATAATTGCAAAATAGGATTATCTGAATATTCCCATGTGGAACTTGTATCTGCTCTATGGCTACCACTTCCACCAGTTACAGTACCATCTAAGTTAGGATTATAAACTTTTTTTCCTTCTACTACTGCTTGAACTGTTGGCAATGAACCAAATTTATCTTGATTCCATTCAAACCTTATAGCTAAATAACATAATCCTCTTAATCTGTGGTTTGAAGTCCATGAACTCAAAGTAGATAATAATGAAGATGCAGACTGGCTATCACTTCCAAAATGAGGTTCGCAAGTTATTAAACTTGATCCACTAAAAAAATTAGCATCTCCACTTCCCACAGTTATTTGCGTATTGTCTGCAATATCTCCTGACCATGTAACCTGATTGTCATTAATAAATATAGCATCTATATCAGCTACTTCTCCCTCACTCAAAACTATAGCCATATATAAATATTGATTATCTGTTCCTGAAGTTTCTAAGAATACAACATTACCACCAACTTTTCTTGTACCATAAACAATAGGTATATGTGCATTAGCATTAAATTTATTTACTAATACTCCTCTATTATTTTGTTCTGCTAAATTTTCACCATAATCAGGTACTTCAGGTTGTGGGTTTAACCACCCTATAGCATCACCAATTAAATCACCTACAAAATCTACTGCATCAGAAACTACATCTACAATTGCTTGGAATGGATTACACATTAGTTCATTCTCCAGTTAGCACCTAAGTTCTGAAAACCTAGTTTTTTAAATACTGGGTCTACACTTAATCCACTTGTAACAGCTAAATAAATAGGCAAATTCTCTGATGCTTTCTTTACTGCATCTACTAAAGTTGATACTAATTTAAAACTTCTAAAATTTTTTTTTACAAATATAGTATGTAAATGAATACACTCGCTTTTACTAAACCAGTATTCTGTTTTGCCAAATATTGCACAACCTATTACTTGTTCTAAATCTAAATCTTTCACTAAAATAATTTGTCCTTTATCTAACATAATTTTTACAAAAGTATTTAATTTATTATCATCAACTTCAGGATAATTTAATTCTTGTAAATCAACTTCTTTAAACTCGTTCATTAAATCACATACAACTTTAACATCTTTTTTTTCAGCATTATATAAATTTATACTCATACTCTACCCCATTTAATATCTTTTACAGTTAATGCAGAAAACTCCATTCCTTTATCGCCACTAAATATTCTTTGTTGAGAATTATCTGTTGTAGTTCTTCCACTTATCTTGCTAAAGTTTCCCCAATGAGAAGTTACTGTTAATGTAATACTAGCTGTTGAGGTGTTATCATTTATTTTAAATTCATCTATAGTTCCAAAAAATAATAAAAATGGGTCAGCTATTAAAGATAAACTACTATTTAAAAACCCTCTGTAGATATACACATTATCATTAATTATATTTTCATTTAATGCTACACTAATATAAGTTTGATCAACTCCTGATAAACTAATCCCTAATGTGTTTTTTGTAGGACTATTAGTTTCACTAACATTAGTAATACTTTTTAAATGACCATTTGATAGGTAAGTTCTTGAACTACCTGACACACTTGAAGTAATATCAAAACTTGCATTAGTTAAATATATTGGTGTGCTAAAACCTATTTCTATTAATAATACTGGTTCTATAATACCAGTTGCTAGTTCAGTTTTTACTGCACTTGTTAAACCTCTAGCCATTATAAACTCTCAATTACATCAAACTCATAACTAAATAATAAATTACCATCACGATCATTTTCAGATGTTTTAAATTCTTGAACATCACTTGTTAAATGTACTTTAAAAGGTACTGAATCATAAGTAACTCCACTATCATCAGCTAATGCAGTTCTTAATGGTGGCTCTATAGTTACTGTTGCTGAGTTACTTGAACTGGTTACATCTTCTACAACCATATAAACTTTATCATGTGCAAACTTTAATAGATCACCAGCTTTTAATCTACCAGCACCATCTCCAGCAAATCCATCTATGGCTATTGTAGTATCTGTAGCACTATGAGAACCATTGACTAAAAGTACGCCAGTTTCATTTCCTTGAGCATTTAGATAGCTTGGCATAGTTATTGTGAAATCTTCTTGCCTTGCTCTTTGCTTCATTATGAAAGCCATGATAGGTGCAAAATCTGATCTTTTCATGGGTGGGTAGCTGACTGTAAAGCTAAACCTTTGACCTTGTAATTGCCTTCTAAAGGACTTACCACTATCTGTTTCAGAGAATAAAGTTTTTTGATTACTTTGTAAATTGATTGCTTCAAATCTTGTATCTGGTAATGTTCCACTCATATAATTGCCATTTTACCTTTTTCATTTACTGCACTATTAATTAGATTAACTATTGTTCCTCTGCTGTTAACTAACAATTCATTAAAACCTCTAGCATCTACTGTGCTAATATTAAAGTTTACTGTTACTGGTTGACCACCCATTCCTAGTTTATCATTAGGTACAATAGTTCCAGCTTGATCAGGAACAAATAATTCAGCACCCTTTTCACCAACTATACTTGGTCTACCTACTGGTGGTCTACCCCCTTTTTCAAATCCTTTTATTTTGTTTACAAAACCCATAGCAAAAGCCAAAGCACCAGCTCCTAGAGCAATATTTAAAGGAAATGGTATTTCTTTAATAGTTGTTAATACACTTTGAAATGCACTGATCATACCTTTTTTTATTGCGTCCAGTTTAAATAATGCTAAAGATTTAGCAAAAGCCATTTTAACTGCTTGACCTATTAACATTTCTAAAAAAGATTTAATAACAAATCTTGCTAAATCACCAAAATTAGCTTTTCCAGTCATGACAAAATCAGCCAATAAACCTTTTAACTTACCAAAAGTTTGCTCCCCTACTTTTTTCATTTCTTCCAATACTGTTTTACCTTCATTCATTGCTTTACTAAAACCTTCACCAAAACCAAGAAAAGCATCTCCTAATATATCTGATATCCTTTCTACAGATACATCTATTTCCCCTAAATTATTGTTAAGTGGGATCATAGCATCATTTAATTGCCTTATCATTAACACTAAACCACCTATTTCTTCCATACTTGCATTGCCTTCTTCTTGCATTCTTTTTAAGAGTTGGTTCATATCAATTAAAGTTAACTCAGCGTCTTTTTTTAATGATTCAAATGCTTCACCACCTACATCTTTTAAACTGTTTAATTGTTGAGTAAGTATTCTTACTTCATCTGTAAAGTCTGATATTTTTTTTGGTTTTTCAAAAACACCAAATAATTCTTTTAAAACTCCAGTTGCTTCTGCTGTAACTAATATTAAAGTTGCAAAAAGGAAAAGTGCATTTTTCATAGCTGTTTTATTTAAAAGTATTAATGCCATAGTAGTTCTACCTATTGCTAGTGATAAACCAATAAATGCTTTTGAAATACCAAGAACAGTAACCGATATTGCAAGTCTTTTTATTTTTTCAAAGTTATCACTTAAAAATGACACCCCTTTGCTTACCATAGTAACTGCTTTTGCTAAATTTTTTCCTACTGTTGTAGCTATTTTTTGTATAGTTAATTGATTATCTGCAAGTGCTTGGTCTAATGCACCAAACTCTTTTTTCAAAGCAACCATAAAAGATTCAGCTACTACTTTTTTAAATAAAAATATCTTGTCACCAATCATTGACAACGTGCCATCAAAAGTTTTAGCAAACTCATTTGTGGCATTTCCAAATGTACCACCTTGACCAAATACTCTTTCAAATGCTTCAGCAGTTTCTTTGGCTGTTACAGTTGCACCAGCCTTAAAGCCAAGTAAATCCCTTACCCCTCTTTCTCTAAAAATATCAGCAGATGAAATTCCAGCACTAAATGACCTTTGTATTTGTTCAGCAGTTGTCCTAAAATCTAAACCAGTAACAGATGCAACGTTACCAGTAATTTCTAACATTTTACTTAACTCGTCAGCATCTTTGCTTACTACTGCTAAATTTCCGGACGCTTGTTGTATTTGGTCTAAACTAAATGGCACTCTAGATGCAAATTTGCTCATTACATCAAAAGCCTTTGCACCTTCCTCGGCAGTACCAAATAAAAATTTTAGTCTTACTTGTAAACCTTCAACAGACCTACCTACATCAACGAAAGACTTTATTGTAGCTCCTACACCTAAACCTATTAAAGCATTTTTTAAATTAAAGACTGAATTTTTTAGATTATCAACACCTTTAGTGGCTGATTGCATAGCTTGACGTGTCTTGTCTTTAGCTACTATATCTATATTTACTTTTTTAGTTGCCACTTATTTTCTTGCCCTCTCTAATCGTTCTTGTCTTTCTTTTTCTTCGTTTTGAATTTCATAATATGCTATCCATAAATAAAATTCATCAACTGACATTTCTAAAATTTCGGCAACTGTTTTTTTAAGTCTTTCTGCTAAACCAAAAATATTATGCAACTCAACATTATTTTTTAGTTTTTTTTATTGTCCTCTATATCTTTGTTTTCAGTACCCATTATTTTTGTGGAAACTTCAGCTATAATGTTTGTATCTGCTTTTGTTTTAAAACCCAAAACGTCTTGAGCAGTAAACATTTTTTTGCCATCTTTTGTAAGCGATTTTTCTATAATTACATCTATTAAAAGCATTAAGTCGGTATTTGTAGCACCTTTAAAAATCTTTTGCTTTTCCATCATGTTAAATGGTTTACAATGGATAGCTTTGTCGCCAACTAATCCCCACTCTGGAACTTCAATAATTTTAGTATCTAATGCACTAAAATGATCTCTAATTCCATCAAAATAATCAATTTTATTATCAGTCATATATTATTACACAGTACCAATAGTAAGACCACCAGTTCCCTGTAATGATACAGTTCTTGTAGTTACACCATCTAAAGTAACACCTACTGACATTCCAGTTACTATTCCACTACCTGAGAACTTTCTATCTCCTGAAGCATTACCCTCTGGTAAAAATGCAAATGTTACTTCTGCACCTTGTACCAAGGTAGTTTGTGCTGTGTCAGTTTCATCAAAGTTCATATCAATAGATGCAGTAAAACTTCCCCTTCCAACCATAAATGATTTCATTGAATCACCTAGTGCTGTTTTTTCAACTGTATCGTGTGTTGTGTCTACAGTAAACCCAGTTGCATTTCCAAGAGTATCTGACCCTATTGTTACAACTCCTTCTTTTCCATGATGTGTTGCCATTTAAACCTCCTTTTTTTAATATTGGCTATTTTTTATTATCTTCTTGTTTTAACACTTTTTCACTTTTTTTGGTAACTTTTTTTTCACCTTCTAAAGTAAATCCGTTGCTTTGAAAATGCTCTATGTGATCTTCAGAACATTTTATAATATCGTTGCCTTTCTTCATAGTAACTTGTTTTGCCATTATGCACTCCCTCTTGTAAATTCATAAATTACTCTTGCAGTTATTCTAACACCACCATAAGGGTATATTGTTCCCTCATCTGTTGATGCTTCTACTATTTGCGTATCTATTGCATTTCCATTTCTAGTTATATCATTATCTAAAGTTTCTTCAACTACTTCTATTAATTGATTTCTTACTGTATCTATATTGCTATCTGTACCTTTTCCAAAAGCTACAATTAAAAAATCTATACTTCCCCTATAACTTCCAGCACCAGTATCACCTATGCTTGATACTTCTCTTGTTTCATCTCCTGATTGCACAAATAAAGCTGGAAACTGTGCATCTGCTAATTCTTCTACTTCAAAAGGTTCTCTAGTAATCTTTTTAAACTCAATAGGACTGGTAACTGCATCAAGTTTTGTAATTATATCACCAGCTATGTTTTCTCTTTTGCTCATATCTTCATTTCTTTAAAATAGGTTGATGCAAATTCTTGTTTGATTTTATCTTCCTCTTTATCTCCAATAGAGAAAAAAGGTCTTACAACTTTGCTTTTACCAGCACCAAAAATATCGTGATATGATGCTATTTTATTTCTTTCCATATTAGAAAAAAACAAAGTGCTTTTTAATCCACCAGTCTTAAAGTCTAAACTTCTAAACATTTTACCTGTATCAGTTAAATCTACAAAACCAGTTTGCCTACCTCTTTTCTTTCTGCTTCTAACTGTTGCTGGTGCGTAAGCTCTCATTTGTCCTCCGTCTGGCAATCTTCCACTCTGAGTTCTTTTAGTAATCATAAATATTGCCATATTAGAAACTTTATTAAGAGCTTTGGTTATTGCTGACTTTTGTTTTCTAGTCATTCTTTTCAACTCTTGTGCCACCTCAAGAGTATTAGATTTAACTTGTACTTGCATTATCTAACTAGCCTTAAATGATGTATCGGTTCTTTTTCTGAATCACTTACTGCTCCAGAACTATCTTCATCATACTCAACACCATCTCTTAATATAGCTTGAAATTCCTCCTCGTACCTATCTCTATAAAAATCTATTTGTACTTGAAACGCATCTTTTCCTTCACCAGTATCAGGATCACGCCATTTAGTAAGAATAGGATAAACATATTTCCATAATGCTAAATAAACTACCGATTGTGTCCATTGTGCATTGGTTAATTTACTGTTGGTCATTTCAACAGATGTAACTTTAGTAATATCTTTGTAGCGAACTTGGTGTCTGTATCTTTCCCACCATTCCTCTCTAACTCTTCTTATTACATCATTTTCTGCAAATTGTAACTGGTCGCCAAAGTCTGTAATACCAAAGCCTAGTATATCTGGCTGTATAGCTTGTAAGTTAGAATTTGCTACACTAAATTCTGTAGTAGCCATTATTTAGCCTTTTTAGTTGTAGTTTTCTTTATTGTTTCTTTTTTTGGCTCTGCTTTTGGTGTTGGTTGTGCCTTTGGTTTACCTTCGTATAAACTCCAACCTCTTATATCCCACATTCCTTTATTGTTTTCATAATCAACTTTACTTCTTTCTATAACTCTATCGCCTTTTGAAAGTTTGACCATCTCCATAATAAACTCCTTTTTAAAAGGGGTGGTTTCCCACCCCATAAGTTATTAGTTAGCTAAAGTGTCGCCAGTTAATTTAACACCATAACTATCATGTAGTTCGCCAACTCCATAAACTGCTGTAGCTACAATCTCATCTGCTCTTAAAGAAGCATCTCTTTGTGATTCAATCTTAAGGTCTTGCATCATTGCTAAAGCTAAAGCATCTTGTGAGAATACACCACCAATAGAATCGTCTGATCCATCTACAGATACATTTGAAGATTCAAATATTTGTATTCCAGCTATAGTTCCTACAAATCCACTTCTCATAGCTTCATTTGAAAGTTCTGTATCTCTGCCTACAAATGTATTAGTTAATGATTTCTTTACATTAAAAATCATCTTTGGGTGAAATACACCATAATAAGGTGCTGGTGCATTTGCTGTTACTAATTCAGCACTTGCCTCAAATAAATCTGTTACTGTTATTTCGTTTCCAGCTCCACCACCTTTTTCAGTTGAGAACCCAGTAAATAAAGCTGATAAATCTCCATCAATTTTTTTTGCTATTGCTTCTCCAAATAATCTACCAATATCTCCAGCAACATTTCTTGATGCTGAGTTTCTTGCTAAATCTGTAAGTGTGGTCATAATTCCAACTTCTGATGCTGTAATAGTTACAGAACTTGGGTTTACCGCTGTATTTGATAAGTCAGATGCTTCACTAACTGCTGATGCTGATACAGTTGAATAAATAGGTACTTCAACTGCCTTACCTCCTCCAGCGATTGTGTAGTTTCTAACTAAATTTCTCATTATTGATTGCTCATTAGCTACAAATAATGCTTCTGCTACTATCTCAGTATAGAGTTCTGATATAGTACTGCTTGTGGTTTCGTTTGCCATGTTAACTCCTTTAAATTAAAAAAAAATTATGAATTAATCACTCTAGGTTGAGAGTTTCTTTTTTGCTTCCACTTTGCATATTTCTCTCTATCCTTAGGGTTATTCATATCTAAATCCTCAATTTTAAAATTGGAGCTGAGTTCTCCTCTATCCACATTTGACACCGAGCCACTACCAGAAGGACTAGCAGTAACAAAGTGAGGGTTCTGTGTTAAAAACTCTTGCACCAGTTCGTCTGTCGTTAAGAGTTCCCCATTACTGTTATATCTGGCTAATCCGTTTTTGTCTAGGATTTCTACATTACCAGATTCATTTAATTTTATATTTTTATTTAATAATTCTACAACTTGATCAGGATTTATTGCTCTGTTCTTTGATGCTGAAGAAAGTAAAGATTTATTTATTTTAATATCTTTGAGTTGTACTTCTAAATTAGTTTTTTCTTTGTTCCATTCTTGTGTTTTGTTTTTAAGTATTTCCTCAAACTCACCCTTTTGAATTTTTTGTTTTTCTTCTGTTTCTTTTTGTGCTTTTACTATATTGATTGCTGAATCCAAATCATCAACTCCTATTTTTTTATTTATTGCCATGCGTTCTTTGTGCAACCTTCTTTCTACTATATCATTTAGTTCTTCTTGACTAAATGTTCTAGCATTAGGTTTTTCTACTGCTTCAGGTGTTTTTACTTCTTCATTAACTTGCGTAGTTTGTTCTACTTGTTCTTGTTCCATTTGTTTATCCATGTGTATTTTCTCCAGTTGTAATTTATTTATAACAAAGTTTTATTTAAAATACAATCATCTCTTAATCTATATTCCAACTTGGGTCTGTAGGTATCCAAGTATGTCTGCATCTATATCCACCCCTAACTATAAAGGGGTCGCCAATAGATTTTCCTTGCCAAGACCTTGTGTTCCAAATATTTCTAATTTCTGCTTCTGTAAATGTTTTTCCTAACATACCTACACAGAAATCTCTACTATCTCTAACAAGAGTACCAGTATAAGTAAAATTTGTTAATCCACTTTCTTTAGCTTTTGCTATAGTGAACTGACCATGAAACTGCATTACACTATCGTGAGCTATTTGACCAGCATACCTTCTAAGATTATTACCAGCCCTATCACTAGCATATTGAGTATGTAGTTTTCTAACAGCATCTTCTACTTGTAGTTTCATACTACTGTTAAATTTGTTTTCATTCACAAAATCCACCAGTTCATTTATCTCTCTTTGATTTGATTTTTTATAAACTCCATTAATATGTGATCTGATATTAGTAACCATGTCCTCAAAAGGTCTACCAGCTATGGTACTCTGATATAATTCGTCATTAATTACTTTTATAAATCTTTCGCCTATATCTTCAAACCCTGAGTAGCTTTGGAACTTTAGTGCATTAATAGTAGATAGATTAGCTTCTGTAAGACTTTTAAATTTATTAGGAATAGGCATTTCTCCAAACTCGTCTAATACTTGTTTTGCTATCTTATTATATTCCTCATTAATAATTAGATCAGCTTCATTAAGAAAATTGTTTTCTATTGCTTGTCTGATCTTTGGTTGCAGTTGTATTGCTATTCTTTGTGATACAAGTTGACCATTAGTTGATCTAGTAACTTCTTTTATAACATCTTCTTCTAGCTTATATAATACATTTATTATACGTTCTTCATGTTGATCAGCTAGTTTTTCTAATATTCTAGACATTTATTATAACGGAAAATTCTTTTTCCATGCTCTAATTGACCAGTAAGCTGGTGATAATGTTTTTTGACCTTTTACCTCTTTCAGCACCCCACCCATTCTAGCTAGAAATGACTTCTGCCTAGCTGGTATGTTTTTTTTAATACTCATACCCCTTGCACCAAAAGTAACTTTCTTTACTTTCCCAGTAGATTTATTTTTAACATACACACCAAACTTTTTTCTTTTAGATTCTGTGGTTGATAATCTAAAGGGTTTGTTTAATTTTACATCTTTACCTCTGTATATAGCCATTACTTTTTCTTCTTTCGTTTACTAGCCCTTCTAATTAAATCCTTGTCAAATGTTCCTGACTTACCTCTGCTTATAAGTTTATTTACTCTAGCCATAGCCCATGCGTTCATAGGTATTCTGGGTCTGCTACCACTAGATAAAAATGCACCTTGCCCTCTACGAAAACTAGCCTTGAGGTCAGCTAGATTAAATAGTTTAGACTTCTTAGCTTTTGTTTTAAGTGTTTTAATAGTTGTAGCTGATAAAGGTTTTCTTTTTACTGCCATTATACCCTCGTTCTTCTTTTTAATAATGATCTAGGTATTCTTGCACCACTTTTGTATAGTGAACTAACCTGTTTAATTAAACTAGCTCTCATAGTGCGTTTTGACCCCTTTAAACCTGATAAATATTTTTTAGGTATCTTGGTTTTTTTATCTTTAGGTACTCGTTTCTTCTTCCGTTTCGCCAACTGTTACTCCTTCTACATTTGTAGTTTGAAACTGACCTCTAACTGATCTTGAGTTGTCAATCTCTTCGTTTATTGTTTTTATCTTATCGTTATCATCTATAACTGTATCTGCTATCTGCTTGTCTATTTCTTTGTTAAATGTTTCTGATTTTACTCCACTAGCTTTAGCCATTTGTAAATATTGCATATCATTTGCCCAATCTCTGACATCAAAAGTATCTGGATAATTTACTGAACCATCAAACTCTTTTTCTAACCATCTAGCAAATAAACCCCAGATATGTTCCTCTGCGTTTTCTAAATAATCTGCCTTTTCTGACAGTCTTGCATTTAGTAACTGAAACTCTGTTTGTAATGCTATACCACTAGCTATTTGTCCACTTGTTGCTCTTACTGAACCCATATGTGTAATTCTATCTATAGCATCTACTTTGTTTTGTATACATTTCATTATACCATCTAGGTTTTGTCCACTAGGTTGAATAATGTAAGGTTTTAAAGAACTATCCATATCTTCTGGTATTTCTATTATAGAACCAGCCCCAGCAGATGCTTCTACATTAGGGGTTTTTACTAAGCTGGGGTGGTTGGCTAGTCTTATCAGTTGTTCTTTTTCTGAGTAATCATTATAGATAGATTGCTGTAAATATGCGACATCTGATAAATCACTTATACCTATTGGTCTTTTATTCCCTCTTAGGTTGTAAACATTAACTGCTGGAATAACTCCTATAGGGTTAGGTATTTCTTCTAATAGCTTTGCATCTCCATCTTCATATTCTTTATCATATTCTTCTACTTCATAAGTACTAATAGTTTCTTCTGTAAATACTTTTAATATAGCTCTTTCAGAATTTATATCTTCTACTACCACTAAATAATCTAAATAAAATCTACCACTACTTGCTCTACTATAATTCCAGTTAACAATGTTTTCAGGTGTATATATTGACACATAAGGTCTTATATCTTGAGCTAGTTCTTCTGCTCTAGTCTTTGCATTAGTTTGTGGTTTGTCTACAATGACCCAACAGTTACCATAAATAGATGCGTTCATCTGCACCTCTCTCATAACTGTATTAAAACTTCTACCATCTAAATCAGCATCTTTAATAAATGATTGTAGTTGCTCATCTCCATCTAAACTTCCATAATCTCTAGTCGGTGGTACTCTCCATAAAAAGCTAGTGTAGATTTGCACAACATTTTTACAATGGTTGTCTAGTGGTGTATGTCTTACCCTTGCATCATACTCTTCAGGTGATTCTAATATATATCTGTGTAAATAATATCCGTTTTTATAATCATTACCGCCTAAATAAGACCTGATATAAAACTCCCAGTTCTCTATATTAGCTTTCCATAAATGATGTTTCTCTTGTAATTCTTCTCTGTTCATTAACTCCACCTCTTTTGCTCAGTTGGTACAAAATTTCTTCTTATAGGATAGTTATACTCTATTAAGTAACCTAAAGCATCATTCATATGATCAAAACCACTATCCTTATCTGGTATGTGAGTTCCTTCTTTATATATCTGTCTTTCTATACTCTTTATAACATTTTTACAAGTATTTAAAACAAATAAACTACTTTTACCAGCAACATTTTTTAGCTTTGAGTTTACTGCGTTTATTCTATCTCTGACCAATGGTGCTGTGTTCTTGCATTTTACCTCATAACCAAAGTTTTTTAATATAGATAAATCTGTTTGCCCTCCAGCAGATGTTTTTCTTTGTCTAGCACTTGGGTCAGGATAAACTATAATATTTTTATTTTTATATCTGCTCTTTATTTCTTCACACATTTCATTGGTATTAGAAGAATATATCTGTATCTCATCTATTACTGTAACTACATTTTTATCTATTACAGTTACTACAGCACACATAGGGTCAACGTTAAAGTCTAATCCTATATGCAAAAACAAACTATTACCTTTATATTTTTCAACAATGTTTTTATCCCTACTGAAGTTATAATATATCATTCCAGAGTAATTGACAAACGTTGCTTCATACTCTTGCTGAAATGTTCTCAAATCTAAATCCTGTTTTGCTTGTTCTATCTCCTCTGCACTTACTTGTTCACCTTCTAATGTAGTGTATTTAAAACTCTCCCAGTCATTGTTAGTTTCACCTTGTTTAAATAACTCATAAGACCAGTTACCAAACCCTCTAGGACTACCACAAAAGAAAGCAGAGCCTTTCGTATCAGATAATGTAGGTCTTAACACTTCGTACCATACAGATTTATTTATATCAGAGAACTCATCACATACTAAGAAATCTAAACCAACTCCTCTTAATGAGTTTTCATTGTCACTTCCTCTAAGTGTTATTTGTGAGTTGTTTCTGAGTGTTATAGTTAGATCACTATGGTTGATTGTCTTTACCCACTTATGACTTATCATCTTTTCTTTTAATACACCCCAGCATATTGCTTTAGCTTGTCTGTAACTGGGTGCAACATACCATACCTTTTTATTAGGCTGACTAGAGAACTTTGCTATCTCATTTATTGCTAAATATGTTTTACCAAACCTTCTACCAGTAATTAATACTCTAAACCTTGCATCAGAACTTATAACTTTTTTCTGTGGTTCAGTTAATGGCATTATACCTCATTACCCCAACAATCCCAGCCTTCTACTTTCTGTCTAGCAAATAATTCTATTCTTGGTAAATCTCCACATAGCTTGACTATTCTATCTCTTACCTCTGCTGGTTTTTTACTGTGTTCTTGTACTGGTTCATAAATAATTTGATGCACTCCTCTGGATTGCCTTTCTATAGTTCCTTTTTTAGCTATTAAACATAATTCAGCGTTAGACCTAGTCCAATAACCCAAACCCCAGAAAGCATCAAACTTTTCTTCTTCAACAAAACTTAACTGGTTTTTATTATGGTTCTTATTAGCTTTTACCCATACAAACCCACAAGTTGAATACTTGAAACCCCAACTATCAATAACATTAAAACTTTGATGTAAAATAGGAAAAGTTACCCACATAAATAATATGCAGTTATCATTACTTATCTCTTTTACTGGTAAGTTGCTAATCCATTCTATATCTTGACATTCATAATGATTATCAGCACTTTTTTCTTTACCTTTTTCTGAATATGTTTCAAAAGACCAGCAAGGGTCAGCATAAATGATATTATACTTCTTATCTGGAAAAGGTATCATCAATCATTAGTCCATACTAATGGTTCTTCTAATTGGTTCTCTTCAAATCTATCCTGTTGTCCTAATAGGTTCTTACCTAAGAATATTTGCATAGTTACATTACCTTTTTCTGCTGAACTCCATTGTAACTGTCTTAGTCTGATTTTGCCTTGTGATCTTCCTTTTGTCAGAGATTCGGAAAAACTCTTTCGTATTAAGCTCTCGTCACAACCATAAAAGTCTGCTATCTCTGTGTTAGTACACCCATAAGACGCTAGTTTAAAAACTTCCTCATCTGTGATTTTATACTTTTTTGGTCTTGCCATTCCTAATTACCCTATAGTTCGGTAATAAAAGTTTATCATACTGGTTATATAGTTCAACTATGTTTCTTTCTCTATAATAAAGTCTATGTATTGTTTTGCTTTCTTTAAATCTTCCAAACCCCCTTTGTATCTCCAGCGTGTAATGTACTTTATTACATTGCCTTCACAGTAAGATAGTTTATTTTTTGTTATGTATTCTATAGGCTCTATACCACCTTTAATATAATGCTCTGGTTTCTTAATATTGTCTTTTCTTCTTTCATCTAGTGGGTTTAAATTATTTACTTTGACCCTTCTTTGTTTTAGTAGTTTTTTTCTTGCTTCCGATAGTCTTACCTCTGGGTAAGTTCCTAAAGACATTTCGTGACATTTTTTATTGATTGCAAAGCGATATGTCCATAATCCTTTACCTTGTCTTAAAATACGAATATAAAGACCTTCTCCATCATGATATTTTCCTTTTTGTAAATGTTTAAGTTCCTTACTTTTAAGTTTAGCCATCATTTAACCTAAAAATATCTTGGAATATGAGATTAACTATTTTCTCATACTCCTTTTGATTGTACTTACTTATGTCTATCTCAGATATAAGTTTTTTAAATAGTTCTACTTTTCTTAAATATTCCATTTTGTTCTATTTTTTGTCATTTTCATTAAACAATCTGAACAAATATATTTATTTGCATTATCAACTTTAATAATTGGATTTCCCGCACATTTAGAGCAGTACATATATTTACCAGTAGAAAATTTAGCTTTTATTTTTTCTTTATCTATAGTTTTCTTTTTTTTATTCAATTCTTCTTGTTTCCTAGACATACTGTAAAAAGTAAAATCTTGTGTAGCCCTATCTCCTTTAAATCTATCTGTCATAGTCTACTACCCATGTTTAAATACTTAATAGCATCATCTTTAGTAAACTCACCCTCTTTGATAGCTCTTTGAACATCAGGAAAGTGTTGATTAGCAAAACTTTGTATAAAAGAATTCTTATCTTTATCTTTTATAGCTTGTTTAAACATTTTTAACCTCAGAGGGTATACTTCACCTTTGCTAGTGTCTTGTTTAGCTACCTCATCTTCATACTTCTTAGCTGATAGCCAGAAAGCTGGTTGTTTCGCAAACTTCTTATCTTCTACTGAATTATAATAATTATTATAGATTTCTGCTAACTCTTCTGGTTTATCTAACCATTCTTGATCTAAAAGTTTATAATTCTTTTCTGCTATACCCTTACTTACTTTATTAGATATTTTATTCCAAAATAAAGGAAAATTATCCTTCT